ATGTCTTCTAATGTGAATGATCCGCCACCATAATTCCCTCCTGAATCTCCACCGCTGGAAATAATGGCACTGTATGTTCCGTCTTCACCTTGCCGTAAACTAGATACAACATTACCGTTCTGATCTAACAGAACCGTCTCTTCAGCGCTGCCGCCAGAATCTCCACCGCCGCCACCGCCCCTTATCTCAATCCGGTATTCGTCCATTTCAATCCTTTAAACGCTGCGGATGTTTGCGCTAGTGACAATGCCAGCGCTTAGCTCTGCGGCTTTTAGCTGAATCTCAGCCTCTAGCTCACGAGCCTTAAGCGCCATTTGTGCCTCTGTCTTTTCACGCATTAGCTGTATCTCTGCGGCTGCTTTCTCACGCTGCAATTGAATCTCAGCCATTGCCTTCTGTTGTGCTGCCTGTACATCTGCCTGTGCTTTCTGTTGGGCAATCTGAATCTGTGCTTGTGATTGCTGAATTAGAGCTTGAGTAGTTGGGTCGGGCTGTGGCTGCTTAGGCTGTGCAAGTTGCGCCTCAACCTCAGGAGTAATCTCCTTAAAGAACTCTGCGCTGTCTGTAAACCCTGCTGCCTCAATAAACCGTCCTAGCGTGCCACGATACTGTCCGACAGATACTAGCGGGTTGTTAGGACCGAACTGTTGCAGGATTGCCTCTTGTTTAGCAAGCACCATCTGCAACATAGTCATCTGCTCGGCTTTCGAGCCTGTACCCAAGCCTACGGAAATATCTATATCGTACTGATTCGACCACTCACGAGGGTCTACAGGCACATACTTGCCACGCAGACGCATAACAGTAGGCTTGTCCTGATACTTGCACAATAGCTGTAGGATGCCTTTAAACAAGCTCTTAACGCCTGTCTCGGCAAAGATGCGAGCCACTAGCTCTAGCTTGCCCCCCGCCGCAGCGGTGGACGCAGCAACAGCCGCAGCCGTTACGTTCTGCAACACATCTGGGTTTAACCCTTGCTGCATATCCGATACGCCTGTGCGCTTTGCCTGTGCGTCATCCAAGTATTGCAACATTGGAAACGCTTGGGCGATAACGCTTGGCACTTGCATGGGTACGACTGCGTTTGGAGATTTCATGCGAACCACGCCGCCAGGCGTAACTGTCAGCAAGTCATCCAAGTTAACCTGACCCTCTACAGCACCGACTCTGGCATTGTTAGACAGGTAAAGGTTATCTAGCATCTGGCGGACAACAGTAGACTTAATCAACTGAATGTCCATACTGCGGTCTGCCAACGATTCGCCAAAGAACTTGTGCGGAATCGGGATAGGGCAGAGCGAGTGGAAAGGATTGTAATCCGTCTCTACGTTGCTCAGAATGTCTGAACCCGCATAGAATATCTGACGCATTTCAGCAATACCGTCACCGTCATAGTCCGTCATGAGATAGGCTTCGTACACCTCAATCTCTTGCATACTATGGTCAAGTGATGCCTCTTCGTCCGGCTGCTCACCTCGACTGTATCGTGCCAATCGCTCGTCTGTGAAACTTAGGTCGTTATAAGACGGTAAGTTTTCCACAATCTCAGGGTCAAAACCCATAGCGATAAGGTCTGAACGTGGCAACAGCTTACGGTGTGCAACAAACGGACTGTCAGCAATTGATCTTGCACGCTTGCTGATTAGGAACTCTTCGGGCGGCACATTCTCTACCTTGACTGCGCCATGTTGTGTACGTTTTGCGACAATTACATCATTTGTTTGCATAACGATAGGCTGTCCATCCATGCCCATCTCTTCTACTATTGTGGTGTCTTGAGCTACAACCTCACGGCTACCATCCGACATTAGGAGCATCAACTCCTCGTCTGTCAGCCCACGGTATTCCTCTTTGGTTACATCTTCCTTGACATCCCAATAGCACTTAACCACGCCATTCTTTTGCAGGAGAGCGTCTTTAAACCAGTTATGCAGGATCGTAAAGCCTGGGTTCTGCGAGTAGAACACCCAATTACAGTAATCCGTAGCTTGCTTAGCGCCTTCCTCATCGCCTGGTCCCTTTGGCTCAAAGCGAACAATATCGTCCGACTGAGTAAAGACACGCACGAGCTGGGGCAGAGCGCCATCTATAGCCTCGGCTACCTCTCCGGTAACGATCTGACTACGACCCTCTACCTCGTTGCCATAAGGCTGACGTAGGTAGAACTCAAGAGCCTTGGTTCTCGCCTGAGTTGTTTCCGTATCCAGATACCCGATTGCGTTGTCGATTTCGTTTTCCAGAATCGACTTCAGTTTCCCATCGTCCATACATTTCCTCAAGCGCTTGAACACGCCTTAATAAATTATCGTACTCTTCACGAGTTACCGGATTGCCTCGGCGTTCTACTAACATCAGAATAGCCCTTGTATGCCAACACCGACAGACGGACCTCTCGATCCCCGCCCTAACATTTGGTTAATATAAGCACTCATGTATAAGTCCTCAAGCATCTTCTTTGAGTATGTAGCGCTAACATCCTTAGCCGCACCTTGCATCCGTGGGTCTGTAGTAACACCACCACGCACGCTTAAGTTACCCTCACCAACTGGTAAGTTGTAGCTTACGCCAGCCATCTTCTGACCAAAGGTAGGCATCATCCCGCCTTGTAGTCCTACGCTGCCGACAGGCAATGGAATATCGCCTTGCAACATAATTTGTTTGCCGTCTGTGCCAGGCATATCAACTTTTTGCTCGGAAAGCAGACCAGGCGGTAATTGTTTGGCATACGAAACAGGATATTCTTTCTGCTCCATGCCAACGGGAGTGCGTAAAACTTGATCTTCTAAATCGCTTGATCCCGACATATCACGGATCATCTGACTTTCTACACGAGAAGCGGACAACGCCTCACGGATCATCTTAAGCAATTCCTCTTGAGTCATTTAGACCACCCACTTAGTATTAACAATGATAGGCTTACCCCATCCTGAGCCTCGCTCGTCCATACCTACCGCTAAGTAGCGGAAAGCATCTGAACCGTGGCTCGACCAATCGTGCAAAGGCTTGTCGAAAAACACTTGTCTCTTTTCGTCAAACTCTCGCCTATAGTTACGCAAACAATCCAATCCTTGCTTAACCTGTGGCACATTGAAATAACACCTCGGCAGCAGCCTTCTAACGGCTTGTATGCCATCATCTACGCCTAGCCTACCCACTACCGTACAGTCTAGCCCAGCGTCTTGTAGAACCTCTAAACGGCTCTTACCTGTGCCTAGCTCTCTGACCTGTACATCGTGCGGCAATAGCTGAGGCGCTTTGTGCCATCCTCGGTTAGTCAACTCCCGAACGTACCAATCTAAACCTTGCCCATGATTCTCTATGTAATCCATGAGCCTTACTTCGTTATTAGCCAACTGAGCGACCCAGATAGATGTACTGTCACCCATGCCCAAGTCCCACGCAACAAATGTCTTGCAAAGGTCATCACGCTCTATCTTGTGGTATCTACCGTCAGCCTCTAAACCGTTGAGTATCTGCCCGTAATATGAACCCTCCACGCTTGCGGAGAATGAGCACTCAAACTCTTGGTTGTACTTATCCTCGCCCATCTCACGCTTGGCGGCTTCTAGCTCAGACTCAAGTACAAGTTTGGTCTCGCTTGCCTTAAACTCAAGCATCTTCCAGTTAGGCTCTACCTCTGCCCTATCCCGTAAGTCCTTAAAGTGGTTTTGCCCTTTAGGTGTGCCGATAAACATTGCCCAGCTTTGGGGAGCACGATCCGTTAATGCGGGTCGTACAATCTCATTCCATATCTTAGGGTTTTGGTCTGCAATCTCATCTAAGATCACGCCATCAAAATACTGTCCCCGCAAGCTATCTGGGTTATCAGACCCGTATAACTGTATGCGCCTATCCCAAAAGTCTACACGCATCTCGGCGATATTAACTTCTGCGCCTAGCGGTCTTGTGTAATGAAGCAGGTAATCCCACGCCACCCGTTTAGCCTGGCTGTATGTAGGTGCAATATATGCAAACCTTGGGCGCTCTCTCTTGCACTCAACAGCAGACTTGATAAGCTGGTTGATAGCCGCAAGAGTCTTGCCCATACGCCTGTGAGCAACCACCACCACAAAGCGGTTAGACTCCATCGCCTTGTGTATCTCTAACTGTGGCTCTCTGGGCATGTACGGAATAATTATTTCTCGTTCTGCCACCGGATTACCGCCTGTATTGGTCCACCATCTTCTCCGCTAACCTGTAGCGGTAGGAGCTTAGGATAAATGGTTGCCCAAAATGCACGCTCGTTTGTCGGGTCTTCCTGCGCCCATGCTACAAGTCTTTCAGCGCCACCTAGCTTATCAGCGGCCATAGCAATTGCCTCCTTAGCAGAGGTTGTCGTGCGGTTTAACGCACCCTTTGGTCTGCCTTTGCCCATATTGGGAGGCATACGCTTTTCTGTAACACTACCTATTTTACTGTCCATACGATTCCTAATGGGTCATCGTGTTAGGGTTTCCCCTAGTATAAATAAAGCTGTTTAAATGCTACTTTGTATCAAACAGGAGAACTAAATGAAGATAACCATAACTATCGAAAACAATGTACCTAACGTAGTATTTGATGATGAGCTACTAAGTATTACTCATGATGAGTTTTTTGCTGTGCTACATGATGCCATCATTACCTTGCAATCTATTGCATTAAATCAGTATCCTGATCCTACATAATTTTATTGGTTTTTAGATATTTTAATAAACTCTCTAACACTTGCTCGTCAATAATTTCTGATACACCTTCGTTACGCTTTTCAAGCGCTCCGAGCACGTTTGTGCGTAAATCCCCACGTTTGTTAGCAAACTCTGTGGAAATCTCACCGAACCGTTTAGGCATTAACACCTCTGCCGGAACGCTTTGTCCTAATGTCCCTCTATACAGTCCGCTAAAGTTTGTGTTGTAAGTTGGGTTATTAGACTTACTTAACACCATACCGCCTGGCGTGCCTTCGATTACTGCGTTTCCAACATAACCTTTAGGTACACCTGCTAGTGCTGGGTCTATAACAGCGTTTATTAAATCTTCAGCATTAAATCCAAATGTAGATTGATTGCCTTTTAAATACATTCTATTAGCAAAAACTTTTCTTAGTTCTCCGGCTGTAGTGTCTAAACCTTCTCCGGTCATAAGCTGCAATCTACCAGCTTCCGTCTCTACACCCTTAAAATTCTTAAATGGGTAAGTTATTGCCGTACCATCTTTAGTCTTTTTCGGTATTGGATAATTTTGTATGCTTTGGTTTAATTCTTTTAGAGAAGTTTTGTTAGCACCCGCTTTATCAATAATTCCTAACAACACATTAGTTGGCTGAACTGAGAAGTTTTCTGCAAACTCACCCATAGTAATGGGCAAGTGTATGATTTTTCCAGTACCACCAGCGGCTAAGTTTTCTTTTATTGCTATGTCTTCACGGGTTTTAATGCGCTTTGCAATATCTTCACCAGACGCTCCGGCTACCGGAATAGGCTCGGCTTGATGTGCAATATCTCTAGCGTAATCAAAACCACCATGTGTTGTTGTCTTTACTGGCAAGTCAATGTCTGAAACAGACTTAATCAACATATTGCGACTAGAGCTATCCCATGGCATTACCATGGCACTAGCGCCTAAATAATCTTCGTAATTAACGGGTGTCTTGTCTAGCAAACCACCTGTATATTCTGTTTCGTATCGTGTACCAACAACAGGATTAGGGTTTTTAGGCGTTGATTCCAAGTAATTGTTTACTCGTTTTACGCCTTTTGTACCAAGCAAAGCACCTGCACCCAACAAACCGCCTTTGACAGCACCAGCAGGGTTTAAAACACCCGACAGTAGCTCTGTAGTCTCATTTAGCAAACCTTCCTGTTTGGGCGGCAGATAGCCCTTAGCGGTCATGTAATCCGTACTACCTACCGCTTGCTCAGGCTTGATTAAACCCGACAGCGTAAACGGTAGTGCGGCTAGGTCTACAAATCCGGTAGCAAGTTGGGGGACACCACGAGCAACCGAAATACCTAGACTTTTTAGGTACTCTAGGGTGTCCTTATCCATTTTTCACCTACGAAATGTATACCTTTACACAAGTGCCTACGGCTTGTAAGCTTTCTAGTAACTCTAATATCTTTAGCAATTGAACCTGACATTCAGACTCGGAATACTGTACTAAGCCCTGTATAAAGCTGCATCCTGTTGCAAAGCACACAAAGACGATGGGGATGATTATCACCACTTAACCTTGTTAGCCCAGAACGCTGCGGACATTTTGCCCTTAGCTATGTTTTCAGCGTGCCGAGCTTTGAACGCTTCGTTTCGCTTACTGCCGTCAGGACTGCCTGTAGCGCCTTGTTGACCAAAGCGGATAAGTTTTGTGTCCTCGCCTGATTTGGCAAGTACAGCATGGGACTTAGTAGGATGGCTAGGTGTGCGCTTAGGCTGATTAAAGCCTGAGAATGTTTCCTTGCCACGCTTAATCATTTTTTCTTAGCCATAGATGACATAGGTTTTTTGTGCATCAAGGGCTTACTAGACGCTGTGTGGGTTGCGCCGGACATTAAGCCGCCCTTTGCATCCTTGTGCGTAGCACCCTTGTGCTCTTTACCGTCTTTAAAATAATGTTTTACGCCAGCAGCCATTATTTCCCCTTTTTAGCCGTTTTAGCGGCTGTCTTAAAGTCTTTAGCACTAGGTGCTGCCTTAGTACCAACTTTATTCATCTTCTCGCCTGATCCGGCTGCAATGCGCTTTTGCTTGGCATTGATGTTTGCGTAGAGTCCGTTTTTCATTAGTACATCCCCGTCTCTTCTTTCTTTAGCTGCTTCTTGTAGCCGTACTTGCCGGACTTCTTGTCCTCAGCCATGTACTCTTTAGCTACCTTTGCAGGGATACCTACTTTCTTAGCGAACTTAGGTGAGTTGGCTGCGGCACGCATAAACTGCGCTTGGGCTTTCGATACGCTTGGCATTATTCCTTTTCCTCTATCGCTTCAGCCATGTACAGGCTGTCGTAAATCTTGCGGGTTGATCCCCAAAACTGTTTAGCAAAGATGTGTCCCTCTCCCTTGTATTCCTGACCCGTAAAGTGTCTGGGGATAAAGTAGTGGGATGGGTAGATGGTTAGCCCGTATTGGAAACGCTGCCAAATGTCCGTAAGCCTTTGCGGTCCGACTGTCTGCCAAGCAGGTCTGTCTGTGACTGTTTGCTCGGCGTGGATGTCTTCGATAATTTGTCCAATGAAAGGACTGCTCTTTTGCGCTGCAAGGTAGCCAGCCGCCAATAGTCCAGGGCGTTGATGTTCATTCTCCCAACAAGTGAACTCGTTAGCTTGCAACATCCAATCCGGTATGGGCTTGACGCAGATACTATCCGCATCCACCGCAAACCCGCCATGCTCGTACAGTATCTCGTACCGCATGAGGTCAGCTACACCGTTTAGCTCTACCTTCCACATATCCTGTAGGTGCTTGGCATTACGCCACGAGGTTTTTACTAAATCCTCGTTGCCCCAAACTTTAATATCCCAATCAGGATTGTGATTGCGCCAAGTATCAATACAATTATCAGGTCGTTTAGATTCATCGCCTACCCAAACTATATGTAGTTTCTTAGGTATCACCATACACCTTGTCGTTTCATGTCCCGAATTTCCTCCGACTTAGCCCTTGCGTTAACTGTGGCAAGTGAGCCAGGCGGACGGCTGTAGAAATATCGAGGTGTCATATCAAACTTGACGGATGCACCAGCCTTGCGTAAATCTAACCAAAGCGCCCAATCTTCCCATCCGACATTACGGTATGGGTGCTTGAGCAACAATTCTCGTTTTACAGCGGAAGACACAATAAGCGGGTTTTGAGCGTTTATTTCCAAAGCCCTATCCCAAGTATAGGAATCGGGATTCATGCGCCCACCGCCCTCTATATCAAGCGCAAAGCCTATTATGTCGTGGACACCATCCACACCATCGAAATAGTGTGTGTAAGGTACATCGTCTATATCAGAACACGATACATAATCGCCCGTAGCCACTTGGATACCTGCGTTCCTAGCTAGACCTGCGTGCTTGGTCGTATTGATAACGACCCTATGCTCTGTGTCTAACGGCTTGTCAGACACAATAATAATCTCAGGCTTACCGGAGATTGCGGTAGCGGCTTGTAGCCATTGCTTACCGTATGTCTCCCAATAATTGCCCCAGCAAACAGTTACGATTGTGTGCATAAAAAAAGCCCCACGTTAGTGAGGCAAAGAACCAAGGAGATTGAGGTAAGTTTTCAGAAAACACTACCCCGCCCAAATGATACTATTTTTTGCTTTTAGGCGCAAGTTGTTTACATTCTTGTTGTTTTTCAGCAAATACGGACTTGTACAAGTTACCGCCTATAAGTGATGGCTTCCTGAGAATCTCCATTGCACCCTGCCGGATAGGTAGCTGGTCGATAGTAAATCCTTTGTATTCCATTGTTGTCTCCAGAATTAGGTGTGGGTTTCCATAAAGCAGGATCAAATTAAAGATTGGGTGAAGAGTGCGAGCGCCCGCCAAGATGCTCATGTTTTTCATACCCACTAAGGAGCTAACGCTTAGTACCCACGCAATGAATGTACCACAGGATAACTAACAGTTTTTACTATCGCTAACCCTAGTATTGTTAGTGTGCATATTTTGAGTGATAGTTTACCCAAGGGTGGTAAGCGTGTAGTTTCCTACGCCTTACCTGCCTGACCCATAGATATCTTAAAGATATATACCAGTCCTACACGGAGTTAATGTTCAGTCAGCATAGGTCTTGTCCCACCATGTCCCTATACCTTGTGCCGTACCCATTTAAGTCGGCGAGGCTTGCTCTGGGGTGTACAGTAGCCTATGTTCTATTCCACGCAGCCCATATAGGCTCTTGCTATCGTGTGGAGTACGGATGGTTAAGAAACAAAAAACCGCTTAAATCTGCATCTTGGTGAGAAATCTATCTTTGTGAGACAGAACGCCCTTTCGGGTCAAGACACAGACTTAAACGGTTTGCATCGGTTTCTCACACCAACACCTGAATTATACACGGAAAAAATCCCAAAAACCTAGCAAACAGTTAATGGGATTTTATTTGCCACAACTTAGGGAAAACACCTAGTGTACATTTGCAATAGAATGTATACAATTTCTTACATGGCACTAACGCCACAGGAGATAACAATGTACGACTACGAGCTACCTATGTATATCCAGACCGATACGGATGACGAGCAGCCTTGTGTTGTGGGTGTATCTGTACGCAAGCATATCCTATCGTCAGGCGAGGATTGCGGGATTCTGGATTACGACTACGACATTCTGGATACGGACGGTATTGTGCGTAAAGACTGGAATAGGTTTGACACCAGAGCGTTTGCAAAGTGTGTCAATTACAAACTTGAGATGGCAATGGGGGACGCATGAAAAACGACACAACAATATCTATCCGCATACCATCCGAGATACGGCAGCAGTTAGAAGACCTAGCAGCAGAGAACTGTCGCAGCTTAGGCGGTCAGGCTTTGCATTTCCTAAAGCTATCCCTGAGTAACATAAATGTTACCTCCGAGCCAAAAAGTATCCTAAAAGATACAAAGCCAAAAGTATCACGCCCGCATGATGTTTTAGCGCAAACATGGTTGGACTACATGGAAGTCCGCAGGGCTAAGAAGTCACCTATTACCGAGTCAGCTATCAACCAACTGCGGGCAGAGGCAGACAAGGCAGGATGGTCTCTAAACGAGGCTGTTATGGAGTGCTGCTCTCGTGGGTGGCTAGGGTTTAAGGCTGAGTGGGTAAACAAGGCGGGTAAGCAACAGGCGCTAGAGAACTCTAACCAACAGGCTGCGGAGGCTTTCATAAATGGTTGACGAAGATAAAAAAGAGTTTGCTCAGTTTATGGGCGGTATGTTTGCGGTCTACGGCAAGGAAGTTAGCACCATGCTTCTGCGTATATGGTTTGAGGCTTTGCGCCAATACGACCTGAAAGCTGTAAAGGACGCACTAGCTCGCCATCTGCTTAACCCTGATAACGGTCAATTCCTACCTAAACCCGCAGATGTTGTAAAACTTATTGGTGGTACTAATATTGATACTGCCCTGCAAGCCTGGTCGCTCGTAGACAAAGCTATCCGCTCTGTCGGCACATACCAAAGCGTACAGTTTACAGACCCGATTATCCACAAGGTCATACAAGACATGGGTGGGTGGGTGCATCTTGGCAAGAAAGAGGAAGACGAGTGGGCGTTTGTGGCTAAGGAGTTTCAGACCCGCTACAGGGGTTTAAAGACCACAGGAGCGCCGATAGAAGCACCGCAGGTACTCGTGGGAATCACCGACCAACAAAACGCTCTAGCGGGCGTTAATTTCAAATCTAAGCCAATCCTGATAGGACAGCGAAATGACACCATCCGCACGCTCGATAGCACTCATGAAGTCCCTAGGTTATCAGGTAGCTAATTGCGACCATTACAACTACTTCACCAAGCGTAGGCATGATCTGTACGGCTGTATCGACCTGCTCTGCATTGGTAACGGAGAGACGGTAGCGGTACAGGTTACGAGCAAGTCCAATATGTCTAGCAGGATTAAGAAGATTGAGGCGAGTGATGCTTTCCCTGAGATGCTACGGTCAGGATGGCGGGTGCTAGTACAAGGATGGTCAAAAAACGCTAAAGGACGGTACGAAGTAAAGGAGTTTGAGTTTTAAGTCTATTAGGGAAAGTCCCTATATACGCATAAAAGACACAGATTTACAGTTACATCACTTTACCAAGGAGCTACAAATGAAAACAATATCTACATACGATGCAACACTCTACGCAATTGCCGCTTTTGCCTTTGGCGCTTTGTTTGTGCTGGAGCTGCTATGAACCTCGAAACCAATGTCCGCATTATGCAAGCGTTCTCAGACGGTAAGTACCCGATCCGTGACGCAGAATTCTGGGCTGAACACATGAGCGATAAACACTTTGTTATGGACTTGCTAAAGACCATTTCCGAGGCTTACTACAGTCCTGATCCTGCAATTGGGGAAATGCTAGACAAAATAGAAGCACGAATCTACAAGGTGACAAAATGAAAGCAATAGCACAAGCGTTTGTTAAGGCAAAGCGAGAGTTTGCCCCAGCACTTAAAACATCTGTTAACCCACATTTCCGTAGCAAGTATGCCGATCTAGCTGCCTGTTTGGAAGCTGTAAACGATGCTCTCCTAAATAACGGGATTGCTGTATACCAAGAAACTTCTATGTGCGATAGCGGAGTGGTAGTAGAAACCGTATTCCTGCACGAGTCAGGCGAAATGCTTAAAGGCGGTATGTTGCACGTTCCCGCTAGTAAGCAAGACCCACAGGGCTACGGTAGCGCATTGTCGTATGCAAGACGCTACAGCATTATGGCGGCTTGTGGTATCGCAGGTGAGGATGATGACGGTAACGCAGCGTCCAGGCAGAAACCTACGGTAGATGTAGAGGTAGCGGTCAAGGCGATCCAATCAGCCGTAGACTTAGATTCACTCAAGACCCACTTTTCAGGCGCTGTAAAGCTGTTTAAAGGCGATACAGAGGCATTTGCAAAGGTCAATGCGGCTAAGGATGCTCGTAAGGCTGAACTTTTAGCAAAGGTGGCAGAATGATCGAGCAAGGCAGTCCCGAGTGGCTTGCCTTGCGTGCTGGCAAAGTTACTGCCTCCAAGGTATCGGATGTAATGTCATCCATTACAACAGCAGGGTATCGGAATTACCTTGCTGACCTAGTGGTGGAGCGGCTTACGGGTAACAAAACAGAGTCGTTTACCAATGCTGCTATGCAATGGGGAGTTGAACAAGAGCCTTTAGCTCGTGCTGAATACGAGGTTAAGACAGGTAGCTTTGTAGACCAAGTTGCCTTTGTTGAGCACGAGACTATCCCTATGTTTGGATGCTCACCGGACGGGTTGGTGGGCGAGGATGGGCTTATCGAGATCAAGTGTCCAAACACGGCTACGCATATAGATTACGTTATGCAGGACAAAGTGCCCACAAAGTACATCCCGCAGATTCAATGCCAACTAGCAGTTACGGGTCGGAAGTGGTGTGATTTCGTAAGTTTTGACCCAAGACTGCCGGATGGTTTACAAATGCTGATTGTCCGTGTTTACAGGGACGATGAGTATATCGAGAAGTTGCAAGACCGAGTAATTAAGTTTTTAGACGAAGTAAATAGCGCCGTTAACGGCTTAAAGGAAAAAATGAAATGAGTATCGCTTACGAAGTAATGGCATCTACAGGAAGCTACACAGACAAGAACGGCACTGAGAAGCGCCGTTGGCTAAAGTGTGGGATTGTTATGAACACCAAGACAGGCGGTCTAGCACTCAAGCTAGAGGCTGTACCTGTTGGCTCAGACGGTTGGTTTAGTTTGTTTGAGCCTAAAGCTAAAGACGAGCAGCCACGGCAGCGCCAGGCAAGCATTGCAGACGAAGAGTCAGACACACCTTTTTAAGGAATAATTATGAGCCATTGGCTAATCGCAGCGACCGGAGTTGCCTACCTATGGGTAAGTATTGAGCAATTCCACAAAGGCAATATGAGCACCGGAATGGTTTGGGCAGGTTATGCGTTTAGTCAAATTGGCTTATGGAAATTAGCATCATGAATATAGACAAAGACATTGAGATACTTAAATCAGGTTTAATTACAAAACAAGAGCAAATTGATTTAGCAGCAAAACTGCAAACAATTAAAAAAATAATTAGGGGTTTGGTTGAGCGTATAACCGAACTAGAGGAGAAATTAAACGATGCTTTAGTTGCCGAGCGTGATGCGTTTGAATCAGGCAAAGTAGAAGGGATGCTAATGGAGCGAGCTATAGCTGTTTTTTCTAAGATGAATGATGATATGGATCGAAATAAAAAATGAGCGAGCGTCCACAGAACTGCGGCTCAGGCTTTTGTAGCTGCATAGAGTGTCCATACGAGCCAAGCACTAAAGCTAACGATACCCAAGTAGGCGGCACGCATTACAGGCTAACTATTGAGCCGTGGGATTACATTATCCAAAACAATCTAGGATACCTAGAGGGCAACATAATCAAATATGTAACACGATATAAGGGTAAACACGGGGTAGAAGATTTACAAAAAGCTAGGCATTATCTCGATAAGTTAATTGAAACACTTACGGAGGATGAATCATGGGCAAAGCAGACAAAATAAAGACAACAATAGAATTTTTGCAAACGGGTAGCAAGCTAGATATAACGGCAGCTATTGCAATCTTGCAGTCTATTCGTGATTCAGACGATGCGTGTACAAACTGTATCAGCCCTCGGGAATGTGAGTTTTATGACCGCTGCCAAAAGGGTGATAAGTTGAGATGAGAGCCTCAGAGATGCAAGAATTGCTTAGAGGGTGCAGACAATTCATTGCGCTCTTGTGCGATGAGTTTGAGCTTGAATATCCACTAGAACTGTTTGCGGAAATTGCCGTAGCGTTAGGCGAGACAAATGATTAAGAATACCCATCCGTTGTGCTTTGACAGTTTGGCGCAATATAGCTTGTGGAAAGCAGCCGCTAGGCAGAGCAACCCAGGCGGCTCGCATATCTGCGCCGACTGTACACCGGAGTATCAGGCAAAGATGATAAAAGACCAAAGATGTGCAAAACCTTTGGCGAGGTTTATCAAGCAAGATGGCGAGCTTGTGGGGAAAGCCAAATGGAGAGAGTAAAGTTTACCCTTACCGCAGACAGGTCTAGGGTTAAGCACATTATAGACATATCACCCGATGGGTGGGTAGTAGAGGTGCGAGAGCCTAGCCGTACAAAGGATCAAAACGCCTTGTATTGGGCTACCCTGCATGACCTGTCGGAAAATGTAAAGATAGACGGTAAACAGTATTTGGCTACCGTTTGGCATAAATACTTTAAGGAAAGATTCCTGCCTGGGCGCATCATAGAGCTACCCTACGGTCATATCGTGGAAGCCGAGCCTAGTACGGCAGACCTTACGAAAGAGCAGTTTAGTGAGTTTATAGAGCAAGTCATGGCGTTTTATCACTCAAACAAGGAATGATTATGAAAACAATACTAGCCATTGCGCTAATAGTATCCAGTACGACAGTCTACGCACGTTGCTTCTCGTCTACCTTTGTAACTGGAACAAAAGTAACTGTGTGTACAACTTGCTGCACACCAACAGGATGTATGACAAGCTGCCTATGACACACAATACTTACTCTTTGGTGCTCAAGATTGTTACGGAACAAAGTCCCATAAATTTAGAATCCGTAGCTAGGAACTTTGAGCTTTCGCCAAGGCACATACAGCAAATTCTGACTAACTTGCACGAAGCTATGCTCATATATGTAAAGGAGTACCGTCCCGACAAGCGCAATTGCTTGCGCCCTTGGTATGCAGCAGGAAACGAGGTGGATGCTGAGAAGCCTCCCGTTAAGTACGCTACGGAGCGCAGAAAGGAAAGACTGTTAGCAGCTAAACAGCCATTTACCCCACGCAGGGATGTAGCCTCGGTATGGATGACGCACCTGTAGATACTTGGTCGGAGGAGTGGCGGCTAGAGTGTGAGGCTCGCCATGTATTAGGTCTAAAGGACAAAAAGTCTCGTACTGCCTACTTGGGCAGGATTAGAACTAAACGTGGCGATCAAGCCGCAGAAATATTAGAGGGAGCTGTGTATCGTGCGTGGAAACTATCGAAACAAGAAACTGCTTGAGGTTGTCAGACAGTCACCCTGTCAGCATTGCGGAGCAGAGGACGGGACTGTAATTTCAGCTCATAGCAATTGGTCGGAAGATGGTAAGGGTATGGGGATTAAGGCTCACGACTACAAGATAGCAGCATTGTGCTTTAGGTGTCATTCAGAGCTAGACCAAGGTAAAGCCATGAGCAAAGACGAACGTAAACAAATGTGGCAAAATGCACACAATTCTACTATCGCTTGGCTGTTTACCTCGGGGAAGATAAAGCTATGAGCTTAAAAGACAGACTTGTTAACTGGTCGTTTGCCATGCAGGGTGCTACTGGTCCACAACCAGATAACCATTGTAGGTCTGCCGAGCGTATGTATACGCCCGAGACGGGATCGGTTTGGGATGAAGAGCCGGAGGATAAGATTGAGCCAGATGTGCTCGATGCTAACTTAGTAGAGATAGCCGTGTGTGGATTGCGTACGGATTTGCGTACCGTTGTAAAGGCACGCTATATTAGTTTTCCGTACCACAACATAAATCATGTGGCGCACTTTGTAAGAATGTCACCAAAAAAGTTTACAAACAACTTGGAAGAAGCACACCGCAAACTATCCAAGAAACTAGGAGAGCAAGATGGAAGCACAACTACTTAACCCTGAGTTTGTCTACACGCCAATCGGCACTTGTATTACTAATCGCTGGCGTTTGCAAGGATGGATTCCTGCGAGCGAGGATCAAGAGGTAATTGCCAAGTGGCAAAAGATTCAGGCGTTATCAGCCAGGACTACTTTAGTTTCTTGACCCATTCGTAACAGGCGGCTGCGTAAGCGGCTGCTTCATCTGCCCTGCGGGACTCGTTAAGAAGAAATCCCGAAGCCTGATCTGAAAGTCTTGCGCCGGAGGTGGCGTTGTTAGGATTGCCGGAGGTATCGGGTTTGCCGGACACGGAGCAACTATTGGTGGCGTAACGGTCGTACATCCCTGCATACTCACTAGCAAGCCTAAGATTGTCAGCAAATAGATCATCGAGCTTTTTACGGTTTTCAACATGGCTTACCTCTATCTCGTTTGCTAACTTGGCGTTATTACGCTCGGTTTCAATCAACTTATCCACAGCCTGACGCAATGCAATATTAGCCTCGTTTTGCATCTTGCCGACCATAGCCTCGTGCTTGTTGTTTTTGTACTCTGCGGTCAGATACCAACCAGACGCAGAGCCTAGACCAAATGCTAAGACAATAGCTACAAGCGTAGAGTTAAGGTTTGTTAGCAGGTTTAATATGTATGTCATCGTATGTCGCAAACCCTATATAAGCCGCTACTACAGCCCCTACAAACCCGTAGAAAGGTAGGGCAATCTGCCCCAATGTAGCCGATTCTGTAGCCAAGATAAGCAAGGGAAAGAATAGACCGCCCAACATGGATAGCCAAGCCATCTTGCGCCGATTGCGCCAGCGGTCAGTATCCGGTAAGGTCGATTGAGGCGTATCTTGCATTTCCTGCCATCCGGTTAATCCAGCCACGCCCAAAACTTTCCCATGTACTATTTACCGTGTAAAAGTTTAGGCGGTCTGCCATCATCTTAAAAACGGTTCTCGTGACATTAGACGCATTTGTTTTAGAAAGGGTCTCGTTACCTACACTTCCGTCAGGAACAGCGCCTACGGCTTTCTGAAGCCATTTAGCGGCATTACCTGCGCCGTGGTTTACACAGCCATCAAAGAATTGGTATGCAATAGGAAATGGCATCTCGCCGCACCTATTTTTATCCCAAAAGGCACGCTTGTAGATAACTATCGCCTCGTTACGGTTCATGGTCTTCATGTCACCATGAAAGCCATTCTCTCGTGCTGTGCCGATAGTTACACCCCAATTGGTCTCGCCGCCCAAATCTTCCTTGATATTGGCGTAACCGCCCTCATGTCCCAAGACTCGCTCGATAGCTATGTCAAAGCTCATTTTTTCTTACGCTTCCATTTAACAAAGTCTGCACCCTCAAACGGGTCCCAAAACACTTTAACCATGTCTGGGTGATCTTGAGGTAAATCAGGGTTAATAACTGTCATACAAGCAGGGGAGAGAGACTGATCCCTAAAACCACGCTCTTTTGCGTAACTGTCAAAAATCTTGTAGCTTGCAACTTGGATAGCATGGCAGACCTTGCCTGTAGACGGGTCTTTAATCAACCCGTAGCCGGAGGTGTGTTTGTGTCCACTAATCATAATGTGGTCACGCATACCCATTTGCGCCGCTTTCATCTGCCCGTGTGTAGGATTCCATTGTGAATGTCCGGCAAAATCATGCCGAGCATTAACGATAATCTCCCGCTTGTTTGGAAAGCGTAGACCGATACGGCACTCACTTGATTGATACAGGGTATTAGACTGCTTGCTGATCCACTTAATAGGATCGCTAGAGCCTGACCATGCGTCATGGTTTCCACCGATCATATACAGCCATCGAGTGCGGTGTATGAACCACTCAGCTAGTTTCCATGCTTGATCTGCGGAGGTGCTTTGGTTAGCATACAGCCTCGCCAAGCGTCCAACCCAGTTGTTAGTGGTATCGCCTACGTTAGCACCCCAAATGCCTTCTAGGTGCGTTAAATCCCCGTGTTGGCGTATTGCGTCTAGGTCTGTGCCGTCATCGTCCACATGAGGGTCTCCAAAGTGGAGAATCCCGATCACGCCTGGGATGTGTACCTTTATCGGAATAAGTTTAGTAGCCTCTTGGTGTCGCTTTTTCTTTTCAAACTGCTTAATCCGGTGCTCAACCAAGTCCTCGACATCTATGTCATCGTCCGGCAGGTTAGATACCGTGAATTCAGGTTTATATGTATCGCCATTAGGAAAACGCATCTTGTATGCGTTTAGCCGATGTGACAAAGTAGTAACCGGAATCTTTAGAGCATTTGCCGCAGCTTGTTTACTAGGAGCCTCTTGTAAAGCGTTCCAAGCCTCGGCAAGCAACTTATCTGCTATGGGTGGTGTTGGCATATAGCCCTCAAGTTTTTAGATCACCTAGCTTGGTAATCTTTTGAATCATCCCTTTTGGAATGAAGATAAGGTTAGCGCAATCCTCGGGAAACCAAGTTTGTGCAAGCATCACGCCTTTCTTATTCTGCTTAACGAGAAACCCTGTAGACCAACAAGGCTCTGCGGTAATCTCTGTATTTTCCCCAAACATCCATCCGTCTAGGTGGTATGCGTCTATCCATTTGACTATCACTAGCTTGGGGCTTTTCATGTTTAATCCTATGGTTTAAACCGTTCATACAGAGCTACTATCACCGCCCCAAACCCTGCTACCCATAGGATAGGTTTAGCAATCTTGGCAATCCAATCTAGGACTATAAATGCACCCTTAGCTGCTCCAAAGGCGCTTACTACTTCTGCTGTACTCTCGGTTAACCTGTCTACTTTTACTTCAACAGCCACTAAGCGGTCGTAAATCTCTCGGTGTGTAACATCTTTTTCCATCGTTTGCTCACAAGAAAAACCCGCCGTAGCGGGTATTTATAACACATTCTTAATACTATTCATCATTTGTCTGAACAATATCTTTCGGTGTTGCCGCTTGCATGGCTTGTATCAATTGGAATACCTCACCGTATGGACGAGTGCCAAGGTAGCCAAGAATAGCGTTTGCAAGCTCAATGCTGATTGTCATGTCTTTCATTATGCTGACCAAGGTAATGGTGGTGTAACGATAGGAGGATTAACCTGATTCTCAATCTGCTGCTCAATGTTAGCGTTGATCGCTGCTACTTGCTCAGAACCCATCATGTCCTGCACCCAGCCCACCACTTGCGCTAGTGTAAGGTCAGCGTAAGGCGTAAATGGTGACTTAGGTGTGTATGGGTTAAGTGTTTGTGAGCCGTAGACCGTAGCGTATAGGGGTGTGCCAGACGTATCATCTACGCCGTTTACACGCCATGCTACGGAGATTACTACGTCAGTCTGCCCTTCTTCCTGTGGGATACAGGAGAGTTGTTCAATTTGCCATGTGATAGTAGACATATTAGATTGCCTCTAGTGCGGTTAAACGGGTTGTAAGGTTTTGGATTAGGGCTTGTTGTTCTTGGATAGCAGCGGTGAGAGTAGCCACAAGGAACGAGGTATCTACGCCTTGGTATTGTGGTTTACCTTCAGCGTCTACCGCATCTTTAGTTCCTGTAACGCAATCGGGGACTACGGCTTGCAGTTCGTGAGCGATAAAGCCTTGACCGTTAGACCCGTCTGCTTTCCATGTGTAGGTAACGGGTTTAAGTGATGCGACTTTCTCAAGCGCACCTATCATGGGTTGTACGTTTTCTTTAAGGCGATAGTCTGATGATGTGTTGTATGAAGTTGTTGACCCAGAAGTTAAAATCTCGCCTTGAGCGTATCCGTTAGGGTTTTTAAAAGCAATCATTGCCGTAGACGCTGTTGAACCAGAAGTCATTACAAGTCCACGACTTGCAGAACTTCCGCCAGTAAAACTTATAATTGCTTTAGCATTATCAGCATGAGTCGTAGTCCCCACCAGCAAGTTGCCAGCGGCACTGATCCGCATCTTTTCATCGCCCGCAGACCAATCTGCTGCGTCTGTAGCTGAATCTACATAAAAAACAAGAGGGCCAGCACCGTTTGGACTTTCACGAACTTGCGCTATTGCAGACTTTGAATATGTTGTGTCAGAGGAAAATTGGACTCCTGCAAGTCCTACGTTGGTATTGCTGTTCTGTAAAGTTGCACCAGCAAACCCTGTGCTGTTAGAGCCAACCACTTGAAGTTTTTGGTTTGGCGAAGCCGTACCAATCCCCACGTTGCCAGAGGAGTCGATGGTTAATTTGCGTTGTCCAGCTAAGTCAGACCCATCACCAACCGCTAAAGCAATTCCGTTTGTTCCCGCCAAAACCATGCCAGGATTACCAGCAAAATGGTTTGTTGCGCCAAGGGTTAAATGCAAAGGCCCAACGCTGTTTGATGTGTTTGAATCTGTAATTCTTGCAATTTGCGCGTTATCGCCACCACCACCGTTACGGGTAACATCTAAACGATAGCTTGGAGTTGTTGTTCCAATACCTAACCTATCATTTGTATCGTCGTAAAACAAAGACGCATTGTCTTGAGAGTAAACACCAGACGCACCTGCAAACACTACAGAACCCGCTGTGAACGCTGTAGCTGTGCCTGTGCCACCATTAGCAACAGGTAACGTACCAGTCACGCCTGTCGTAAGTGGCAAGCCCGTTGCATTCGTTAGAGTGCCGCTTGATGGCGTGCCAAGGACGGGAGTTACCAAAGTTGGGGAGGTGGACAGCACCATGTTGCCCGTGCCTGTTACAGCGTTGTTAAGCGTGACTCCACCGTATGTTAAAGCGCCTGAAGTTGTAATAGCACCAACACCAAGCGTACCAACTCCTGCCATGTTTCCCGTGGTGTCAGCAATCGTGACAACAGAGTCCTGAATAATCTTGCCTGTCGTTAAGTCAAACCGAGCTACAGCGTTATCCGTGGCCGATGCAGGACCGTACACATCGCCCGATGCAGCGCTAGACCAAGACAACACGCCTGATCCGTCTGTAATCAAAGCCTGACCGCTTGTACCGTCATCTACGGGCAAGGTAAGGGTGTAGCTAGTAGCAATCGTACCAGGCGCTTGTAGGGCTACATACTGCCCTCCTGTCGTGTCCTGTAGGCGTAGATCACCTTGGGCTGTAATGTCTACTTGCGTAGCTACTACAGTAGATGGGGTTGTAGCGCCGATAGTAGTGTTATCAACAGTGCCGCCGTTAATGTCTGCCGTGGTAAGTACGGACGAGGCTAGTGTTACTACACCCGTAGCGTCAGCAATAGAACCCGCAGCCGTACCGTCCTTAGCCTTAAGGTTTGTAGCCTCTAAGTTTGTGGTGTCTACAGTAGTAGAGTTAACGGTAGTAAGCGTAAAAGTATCGCCCGATGTGCCTGTCTGCATATCCTTTAGCTGAGCCATAAGCTCACGGATAGCATTGTTAATACCGGATGGAGCGCAGCCTTCCGCAATGTCGATACCGTCAATGTCGGTATTGCTGCCTGCTGTTGCGCTGAACTCACTAATTTTTGTGCGTGCCATGTTTATTCCTTATTACTGTTTAACTGTTCCGTAATTACCAAAAAAGTCTTGTAT